ATAATTGCCTGAGTAAATTAAATCTTTGGTTGTTTGATCAGACATGCTAAATAATGCGTGAGTTGCAACTATATCCTTGTTTTCTGACAGCAACTTATGAAATGAATCAATCTTATATAATACTTCACCCTTTTCTGTGTGCACCTTAGGCTCATGAAATTTTCTGTTACTGCATGACTTCTTAATTCTTGATACTTCATCCAGGTATGGAGTGATGAAAATGAAATGCTTATCTAAAGATGAATCATTCATGTGATCAATCATTAGACTTGTTTTACCACTTCCCATAATAGAATCTATAATTTTCACTTTTGTCATTCGTTCTCCCCTATTCAAAATTATATGTATGGCGAGCTGAGCTAACGCTCACCGTTTAAAACCTTTAAATATAAAATAAGATAACCATGAAACAATAAGGATCAATGTAGCAATTGCATATGTCCACATAATATATGATTGTGTGGTGCTGCTGAATAAACCTTTTATAAGCCAGAATACAATGAATGTGATACCAAATGTTATAAGTGAGTACCATAATTGTTTATGCTGCATATGTGTTTACAAAGTGCTGCAAGGTGCTATAATATAGATGACAAAGGGAGAAGTATCTCCCAATGTCTAATGATGATTAACGGCGTATACGTTTGCGTGTCCTTGTCCGAGGTCGCTTATGTGTACGCTTTTTCTTTTGGCTTATACTTTTAGTGATACTGACAGCCTTTTCAATAATCACAAGCATATTGATTAAGACTGTAGTAAGACTGATTAGTAAAGCCATAATTATAGTCACCTTTTCAAGCACTTTTGCACCTCCTTTCCATACTTCTATTATAACATATGATCGTGATAATGTATGTAATTTGTATTTTATTTATGAGATTTATTTAGTTTTATTTTTGTGATTAGATTCGTTTGTACGGTGTGTTATGTGTGATTAGATAGATTGGTTGTGTGTTTGATTTAAACGTCTGTGTGAGGCTTTGAGTGTGCTTAGGATTGATATGGTGAAGGTGAGATTGATGTGAGTTATGAGTATATTATGGTGAATGTGTGTAGATGTAAGGTGAATCAGACAAGTTAAGGTGGATAATGTAAGAGTGATAAAGTGTACAGTGTGAGATTAGACAATATCAAATTTAAATATTAGAATAAATAACACTTCGATTTTCTGCCCCCTGTTATTCATACGAAGAGTTCCGCATAATGGAACAAATATTGAAAATCACATCAATTTTTTAAAATTTTTAAATTTAATCCAATAAAGTATTGATTTTTCTATTTAATTGTGCATCAAGTCAGTTGCAAATAAAAAAGCAGACTCACAAGGGAATCTGCATTATAACTATAATTATAAGACGTATTCATAACCATAAAACACCAGTAGAGGGGGGTATATTAACATCCAATTCGCTAAAACAAAGAACAAATGTGCCCATAGCACTTCCATTTCCACACCCTTTAAATTTTATCGATTTTAGCCTATTTTCTATCGTACTTGCTATCGTAAACGGCTTATATATCAACGTTTCTCCCTTCCCCTACTCACCCATTTTTCTCAATTTCAATTAAATTTGACCACTTTTCCCTACTCCCACAACGACTTTACGATCACTCACCATTCGCAATCATCAAATTATCGTCAAACCTATTGATATTACTGTGTATTTTCTCTTTTTGAGCAATTTTACGATATCGTCCTCAAAAATTTACGATAACAAAAAAATGAGACAGTCAATTGACCATCTCATCCTATTTATTTCTTTAATGATTTTAGTTTATCTAAGAAACTTCCCTTGCTTACTTCTTTATCACCCTTGTTAGTGTTAGTTTGCTGCTTTAAAAATGCTGACTTTGAATTAAATTTTGGAACATATACCTCTTCTTTTACTGGTTCAACTTTTCTTGATTCAATCAAGTCATCTAATTGCTTCATTCTGTCATTAATCCATCCTAGGCCACTTAAAATTGAAATCACTTGATTCTTACCAGTATCATAATACCCTTTAAATAAATCTAAAGGTTCCCCATCGTTAAAGAGTCTTTTAAAGCTAATCTGATCAGTTAAAGCTGCATTACCGTCTATAATTATACCAGCTTTAACTAATGAATCAAATGTGTCTGCGCTATAAATGGATCGCTGCCATGACTGTTTAATATCATCATGAAGAGTGTTTGCGAATTTTCCATTGTTATAATCAGATAAATCCATTTTTGATATCACTGTCACACCTGTAGTATTGAATATCTGATTTAAGTCTTTTTTATCTAATGTACTGTAGTTAGATGGAAGGTTTGTATATCCTTCAACCTCTTCAAGCATATCAATAAATTGTTTATTTACCTTTTGATATAGGATTGGCTCTGAGAATGATTTAATGCCCTTTTGAGACACTTTAAGATTGTCTAGTGGAATTATGTTCAGTTGTTTTTCTGATAGTTCCTGAAGGCATTCTATGGTGTTTAATTGATTCAATATCACTTCACTTTGATCAGGTAGTACGGGTACAGCAACTACGGTCTTGTTATCCAAATATTCAACTAATAGTTCAATTAATGTCGGTGCAATTCCTGATCCTGTACCTCCAGCTGTCGAAAAGACTACGAACACTACTTGAATCGATGGCTTTTCCATTGCTTCTTTAATAAATTCAACAGATGATTCCCAGTTATTTTTAAAGTAATTGATAGCTGCTTCCCTATCCTTGCCTACTCCTTCGGATCCAACTAGCTTTAGTTTGTCTTCAACAACTTCTAAACTATTTAAATCTGAGCTAGAGTAATTGACAGCAATACTGAAATATCCTCTTTTCATTGCTTCATCTGCAATGCTCCCACCACATTGACCAATTCCAACAAATCCGTACATTAAATCATTTCCCCTTCCAAATGATATTCTAAGGCCATAATTCCATATGAAGTAATTATGAATTTATGGTGCTTACTTGACGAGTCTCTTTCAATAAGCAGCAGTGCCTCTAATTTACTTAAAGCTGATCTTATAGTCGCTTCTGAAAATTGAGTGTCTAACTTAACTGATTCGATCTTGAAGTCTTCTTTTGTCATTCCTTTTATTAGCCTGTTCGCTCCGCATTCTTGCAGCAATGTTAACAGTGATACATCATCAATATTTAATCTGGCAACGACTTCATCAAAATATGTCATACTGCACCTCCACTGATAGAGTAACAAAAGTTATCCATATAGACAACTTTTTTTATCTATTTAAGTGAATTTAATTGAACATTTGAATAAAGACAACACATAATATAAAATTCTCATTGGGTGATATTATGAAATATAAGGTTAGAAGCAATTTAAAGGACTACCTAAACTCTAAAGGTATTAAACAGAAGTGGCTTGCTGACCAAATAGGCACTAACTCCAGTAGAATTTCTATTTGGTGTGCTAATAATGATGAAGGTTTCTGTTCCAATCCCCCATCACTTCCTTACGCTATAGCATTATGCAAAACGTTGGAATGCGAAATACATGATCTCTTCTCTATTATTGAAGACTGAGTAATCAGTCTCACTCACAAAATAATAAATTACATATATTTTATATTGACTAAAATACAAATTACATATACAATCACCTTATATCAAATTGAAATGAGGTGATTTATTGGGATCATGTAACACGCAGGACATTATTGAACTTCTTGAGTATCGGATTGTTAATGGTATTGCTTCTCAAGAAGAGAACACATTTTATGAAGACTTCAAATGGTTTGGCAAAATGGACGAGTCTTCTACCCTATTTAAAAGATTGGCATTACATATTGAAAGACAAAATAACAAATAGAGGAGAGCGCTTTTGGGGAGAAAAACAAATGATTTAAGCAAACAAGTGTTTATTTATAGTCTCGATACTTCGAGTTTTTATAATGATCGGGAAAATTTATTACATAGAAAGATTTTAAAGTCTTATAGATATAGAGATTTGCTTAAAACACATAATGGGGATACCAAAAAAAATAAGAAATACATAAAAAACAGAATCGCTAAATTAAAACAGGAGTTAAATCAAGCCTTCAGTGAACATGAAAGTGTACGAATGCTTAGAGCCGATACATTAACTGATAATAAAAAGATCGCTATGTTTGATTCAGTTATGACTCGAACTCTAGGTATAAAAGAAAACAATTTCTCTGATGATGTAATTGTGGTTCAGGTATACCATTTCCAGGTGTTCAAGAGTATTCTTGATAAAGGTTTTGTACATAATAATGAACTTTATGTTTACTTTACGAGTTCAGCTGGGCAAATACGAACGAAAAAAGCTTGTTTTATTAAGAAGTCTACATACGATAAATTTGAAAATGCTTTAACATGTGGCCTCAGTCTTGAAGATATCAATTCTAATGGTGGGATGAACATCAATAAATGGAATGCTTACCTTGCTTTATCGAATAGTGCCAGCAGCCATTGGGATATTGATATTAGTAAAACTGTTGTTGTTGATGACTTAGAGACTAATGTAATGAGTGAAGTTGATTACATTGATAGAAATACATATGAGATTACTAGAAAGACAATGAACATTCCTATCGAACATACTGATGGTTGTGGAATTATATCACCTAAGCTCAGTAGTAAAAGCTTTATGGTCAGACTGCCGTGGGTTAAAGGACTGTTAGTGCCCTTCGACTTTCATCGTTTTGCAGAAACACATAACAAAACACAAATTACAGACATATACGGTAAGGTTTGGGATATTAAGAAAGATGATATCCAGATTATTTTCACTAAATCACAATTTAAGATGTGGAAATATTATAAGTCCTGGAGCGAATATCAAGAAAAGTTTGTTCTGTACGGTTGTCTAGGTGCAAAATTAAATGAAGAAGATCCTTCAGTAGAGGGAAAGCTTACATATCAAATGCTTCAAACACTTACTGATATTACTCATGATGAGCTCAAGTCTATTAGTAACAAAACTGTTGAGGAAATAAAAGCTATTGGTAATGATAAAGATATTATGCTAAAAATTATGGGGGCTACTCAGAATCGAAAATTCAGATCTCCTTTGCAAAATGCATTACTTCTCTATCCTCAACTATTGAATGATGATCATGTCAAAGAAACCATTAAGAATAAGAAAAAGAGTCTAGTTAAAGACGCAAAATCAGGCAAGTTGCAGATTGAAAACTCCAAGTACACGTATCTCTGCCCTGATTTATACGCTTTTTGTGAAAAACTTTTTCTGGGAATTGAACACCCTAATGGTTTGTTGGACGGTAGCGATGTTTACTGTGCGCTTTATGATGAAGGAGAAATTGATGTACTTCGCTCCCCTCATCTTTATCGTGAGCATGGTATTAGAAAGAATGTTAGAAATGAGCTTTTAGATGACTGGTTTATCACTAAAGGAGTTTATACAAGTGTTCATGATCCGATCTCAAAATTGCTCCAGTTTGACAATGACGGAGATAAAGCGCTGATCATATCAGATACATTCTTTGTTAATATTGCAAAGAAGCATGTTGCTGACATCGTCCCCCTTTATTATGAAATGGGTGTTGCAAACAAACAGATGATTAACAGTGAAAATCTCTATGAATCTCTAACAAATGCCTATGCAGTTAATATTGGCGAGTATAGTAACAATATAACGAAGATCTGGAACAGTTCTTCAGTTAATATGAATGTAATTAAATGGCTATGCGCTGAAAATAACTTCGCTATTGACTATGCAAAAACGTTGTTTATGCCTACAAGACCAGACAATGTTGATAAACAAATTAAAAATTACATAAAAGATAAAGTGCCTTTCTTCTTTGTTCATGCTAAAGATAAAGATATCTCATCTGTGCAGCCTATAAATAAGAGCACAGTAAATAAACTAGATGATATTATTCCAACTGATAGGATTAACTTCAAAGCTGTAGCAGGAAATTTCGACTACAACTTCCTGTTAAGAAATAAGCGTATCAAAGAAGACGAAGAATTGGTTAATGAATACATAAAGCTCGATCGCAATAAAAAATGGCTTACTAATAATGAAGAAACTAAGCCAAATCAGAAATTGTACGTTTACAAACTCATTAGAGATAAGCTACTTGAACTAAATAGTGATGAACAGTATGTGGTAGATGTTCTTGTAAAACATCTGTACAAAAAGAAAAGCAGATATAAAGCAACGCTGTGGGAATGTTTTGGCGAAACCATACTCAATAATCTGAAAAGGAATTTAAAAACTTTCAAAGGTTGCGTAAACTGCGGACAAATGTATAAGCCTACCTCGAACAACTCTAGTTTTTGTTCAAAGTGTTCAGTCACAATTGAAAAAGAAAAACATAGAAAAAGACAGAAATCATATGTATCTAGGACAAAAATGACGGTTTAGGAAGTGTCTTGAGCCTTAGAGCCACAAGGGATACAGCGTTTTTGTGCAAAAATAAACCTAGTAAAAAGTGGCTTCACCCTTACAGCTGTAAGGGTTTAGACCACTTTTGGAGATAATCGTCATAAGGGAGGTAAAAAGCAAATATCCAAATTAAAAAGGTTAGTATATCTCCCCTCCCCATTTTAAAAATACAAATTAGACATATAATCAGGAGGAATAAGGATGAATAAAACAGAGTTAGTGTTAGCGGTAGTCGAAGCTACAGAATTAAGTAAGAAGGAAGTTGCTTCAGTTGTAGATGTAACATTACACGTAATTGAGTCTACTCTTAAAGAAGAAGGTCAAGTTAAGATCGCTGGGTTTGGTACATTTGAGGTAACCACTCGTGCAGCTCGTAAGGGTCGTAATCCTCAAACAGGTGAAGAAATTGATATTCCTGAAACAAAAGCGCCAAAATTTAAAGCTGCTAAAGCACTCAAAGACGCTGTAAAAGGTTAATTTTATCTAAATAAATTACACACTTCTTAATATTAGAGGTCTATCACGAATATGGAGGTATTCGTGGCTGACTAATGATTATTAATAGAATAATAGTCATTAGTGGGTTGACTACCCAGTACAATTTTTTCCAAACTGTCTCACTCCCTTTCATAAGTTAGTTCTGACTCACATTTAAGGAGATGGCTAATCCTGAGTCGGATAATATTCATTTATATAGGTTTAACCCCCCCTCTTCAACTTATACCAAATGAATATTATCGGGCTATTAATGTCAATAAGTCTTCACGCTTAATTAAATGCGACTGTATCCTAACAGGGGCTTATTATAGGAGGCATTTTGCTCGACAATTAAAACTAATTGCGGTGTTGTGCTTCGGCCTTCACTTAAGGTGATTGGATGCGTCCGATCTTCTTTTAAAATTTATTTTCCCAAGCATGTACCTTCTCACACGAGGTATAGAAAAAACATGCAGAATAAGAGACTGGCGATCTACACGCAATGTATGTAGATAAGGTGTGTGACCTGACAAGTAAATTATAGTTTGTCTCTGGGAAGGGGTTATATTGGTCTTACCCTTCTATTCAATTGTACACTAGCAAAAGACTTTCACTTGAGTAACAATTACACTTGGTATTTCTACAGCACAAGAAATTGTGACTGTCTGCCTTGTGGATTAGCTAAATTTTAGTAAGAGTGCTGTGTGTGCTCCTTTCCATGAGTTTTTAAGTAAAAAGACCATCAAGTAGCGATGGTTTCTCCGCTGGCGGGGAGTTAAAATACGTGCCAGAAGGCGTTTTTCACTAGCTACTGACCTATCGACTTACTCAGAGTCTGTCGACTACAAAGGTTTCTGTCGCTGAACCCGCAATCAGCGTATCGCCCTATCTTTTAAAGATGGGGTTATTTTAATTAGTAAATTCCTTCGGGTGTTTCCCCAGCACCCTTCCGACATTTCTTCTTTATTACTTCTTTTCAATCTCTCCTTTTTCGGGTGTACCAATGTGTCGGCATTGGGCATCCGAAGGAATTTATTCGGTTCAAAATAAAAATTACATACTATCTGGAGGTTTTATAATGGCAAGCAAAAAGACTAATCAAGTTAACTTAAAAGGATTTTTCGATATGGACGTTATGGAAGTGACAGAGCTTACAAAAGACGACGAACTTAGATACGATTTTAAAGAAATTTTATCTGAATTTAACGGAAAACAGGTCAGCATCACAATTAAAGAAGAAAATGAGCTTCCTGTTAAAGATAATGAGTAAAGGTTGGTGAATTAATGGTTGATCCAATTAAATTGAAGCGTCACTCTGATGAAAATCTGAAGCAGTGGAAACTGCGGATTTGTGAAAACTATAAGGAATATGGTCTTAGTAACTGGAATGAAGTCGCTGAAGTGATTAACAAGGAAACTGGCGACAAAAAAGGTGAATCCGCTTATCGAAAATGGTTTACTAACTTCAATGAAGGTCGTGACTATCAAAAAGAAGTTGTCGCTGAAGGTAACGGAGCTATTGTTGAACTTGAACTGAAGAAAATTGAAGTTATGGAAGAACGTAAAAAGCTCCAAGCCATGAAGAATGAAATCCACAAAAAAACGAGAATCAAAGGCAGAAATGAATTAATGTACGAACATGTTACTGCTGCTATTGAGAATCAACCTTCTCTCCCTCTCCCCTCTTTCAAAGTATTACAACTCAACCACAAACAAAGGGGTGCAATCTTAGGCTTTGGAGACGAGCACTTTGGTAAAGAATTCAAAAGCTTGAATAATGAATACAACGAACAAATCTATCTTGAAAGAATGGCACAGCTATTAAGTGAGACGGTTGAAACCATTCAAAAAGAGTCTCTAAATGAACTCGTAGTCTTAAATGGTGCTGATAGTGTTGAAGGGATGGCTTTGCGTGTTTCACAGTTAACTCCTTTACAATATGGTTTCATGGATCAAGTAATTAAATATTCACGTTACAAAGTCGAATGGCTCAAAGAACTGTCCAAATATGTGAAGATTAAATACATACATATCCCCTCTGCTAATCACACAGAACTAAGATTACATGGGACAAGTCGTGGCGAAATGCCCAAAGAAGATGTTGAGCGTATTATCGCAACATACATTCACGACATGTTACGAGAAAACGAGAGAATTGAAGTACCACTTTATGATGATGGTATTGTTGATTTCAATTTACTAGAATTTGAGTTTGTTGCTTGTCATGGGCATCAGATCAAGAATAAAAAGAATGCCATTCGTGATCTTTCTCAATTGAAAAGAAAGTTTTATGACTATATGTATATCTCGCATTTCCACCATGGGAATATGCTCACTGTTGGTGAAGCAGCTGGACATAATGTACAGGTAATCCAACTCCCTTCTGTAATGGGATCAGATGAGTATAGTGACAGTTTAATGACTGGTGCAAAAGCTGGTGCTAACCTATCGATCTTTGAATCTGGCAAAGGAAGAACAATTCAATACGATTACATACTAAATTAAAAGAATAAGGCTGGTGAATACATGGAATTGGCGATGACTGAAGGATATAACTTACATTTGTATGATCCTCAAAATGAAGAATTGTTGATTGATTTAAAAGCCATTCAAGATACGGAAATATATTTTTCTGACGAACATAATACATACTTAATTTTTGCTAGAAATGCGTTTTTGAATTTAGAAGTTCTGAAATTTCTTGGAAAGTATCAATCCCCTACATCATTAGAAACAAAATTAGGAAAAAAGAACAGCATCTCTATTGGGCGGGACTGCCCAGGCCATAAATTTAAGATTGTTGCTGAGACTATAGGATACCATCCAAAAGACAATAAGTCTCAAACAATTCAACTTGAGTTTAATGATGTAGAAATTATTTCACATGCTGAATTGAAAGGTCAAAAAGCAGAAATGTCTAGCATGGATTTAATTTTTAAAGTTACCCCAGTAGATGGAGAATTCTTTAAAATTCATTACTAAATAAAACTTTAATTTTATTTCAAAACTATTTCAAATGCATTTTTAGAGCGTCTAGTATATCTGGGCGTTTCGTAAAATGTGTTTTTATTTTTTATTGGAGGTGAGTAAAAATGGCAGTTAGTAAATTGATATGCACGTGCTGCGGAAAAGAGCAAAGCGCAATACAATTCTATAAATCTGAGTCACCCTTTAACAAAAACTCAGGGAAAATAAGTGTTTGTAAATCGTGTTTACAGGAAGAATTCAAAAAGGCACCAGAAGACATTAAACACGTACAGAGTATCTTTCGAATGATTGACAGGCCATTCATCTATGACATCTGGATGTCTTCTCAGGAAGAAGCTAAATTAAAGAGTAAGGGTAATCAGTTGAATGTTTTCGGCACCTATATGAAGAACATCGGTATGAAGGATTTCATTTCTAAGAATTGGTCAGACAGTGAATACGACATGGAAGAACAAGATGAATACACTAAACAGCTCCTATTATCAAAAAGTGATAGTGATATATCAGAACAAGATATTCAAGAACTGATTCACTTTTGGGGACGTGGTTTAGATTATGAAGATTACGTTTGGCTTCAAAATGAATATGTTGACTTTACTAATCGTTACGAATGCGACTCTAAAGGCATGGAGCTTTTAATAAGTCAGATATGTATGACAATGCTCGATATTAGAAAACGAAGAGAAAACGGAGAAAAAGTTGATCAGCAGCAAAAAACTTTGCAAGATCTACTCGGTTCAAGTAATTTAAAGCCTGTTCAAGAAACTGGAGCAAACGGGGCTGAACAAGAAACTTTTGGGACGCTGCTGAAGAAATATGAGAATGATAGACCTGTTCCAGAACCTGAAGAAAGATGGAGAGATCCTGATAAGATTTCAAAGTATATAAAGGTTTTCTTTTTAGGACACCTATCTCGTATGTTAGGCGTTAATAATAAATATTCTGATGAATATTGGGAAGAAATTGATCAACTTACAGTAAATGAACCAACTGAAGAAGATGAGGAAAACTCTGATGGTCTCAATTAACAACTTCAAACCAGAAAGCCACAAAAGAACCAAAGGTATAAATATTTTCAAAAAGACAAGAAATTTTGAAAAAAAAACAAAATCAGAGAGGTTGATGGAAGGTGTTGGAGTGTGGGCATCGTTTTATAGAGCCAACCCTCACCGTTTTGTAAGAGAATATCTTGGTATCACTCTGAAATTATTTCAATGCATCTTGATTTATATGATGGTTCATAACCATTACCTTATGTATCTTGCAAGTCGTGGTCAGGGGAAAACATGGCTAACCTCAGTTTACTGTTGTGTACAGGCTATCTTGTTTCCTGGGACAAAAATTGTAATTGCCTCTGGCACTAAAGGTCAAGCAAGAGAAGTTATTGAAAAAATAGACGATCTGAGGAAAGAATCGATAAACCTAAAAAGGGAAATATCTGACCTGAGAACTTCTTCCAATGATGCTAGAGTAGAGTTCCATAATGGCAGTTGGATAAAAGTTGTTGCTTCAAATGATGGAGCACGTTCAAAAAGGGCTAACCTGCTAATTGTTGACGAATTCCGAATGGTTGATTTTGAAATCATTAGTAAAGTTTTGAGGAAATTTTTAACTGCCCCCCGCTCCCCTCGATATCTTGAAAAAGAAGAATATCAACATCTAAAAGAACGAAACAAAGAAATTTACCTCTCCTCATGCTGGTATAAAGTTCATTGGTCATACAACAGGTTTTTAACTTATTTTAATGCAATGATGAAGGGTTCAAAGTATTTCGTGTGCGGGCTACCATATCAAATCGCTATTAAAGAAGGTCTTTTAGATAAAGATCAAGTTAAGGATGAAATGTCCGAAGAAGACTTTGATTCAGTTGGTTGGTCAATGGAAATGGAAGCACTATGGTTTGGCGAATCAGAAAAAGCATATTTCAAGTACGAAGATTTAGAGAAAAATAGAAAACTGGCCTCTCCCCTTTTTCCTCAAGATTATTATTCGTTAATTAAAGATTCCAATTTTAAATATGAGCCGAAAAAACCTGGTGAAATAAGACTGGTTTCAAATGATATTGCTACAATCGCTGGCAAAGAAAATGATGCAAGTGTTTATACTGTTTTTAGATTATTGCCTAATGCCACTGGATTTGATAGACATATTGTATATATGGAAAGTTTGGTTGGTGGTCATACTGGCACGCAGGCAACTAGAATACGCCAATTGCAAGAAGACTTTGAATGCGACTATATTGTTTTAGATACTCAAAATGCTGGAATTGGTGTCTATGATGCGCTTTGTCAACCTCTCTATGATAAAGATAGAGCAAAAGAATACGAGCCTATTTCTTGTATAAATGACGATAAACTAGCAGATAGGTGTACATATCAACATGCCAGTAAAATCATATATAGTATTAAAGCTTATGGGCAATTGAACAGTGAAATAGCAGTCTTATTAAAGGATGGATTTAAAAGAGGAAAAATCAAAATGCCTGTTAGTGAGAATGAAGGCAAAGAATACATGAAAAAATTCAAAGGATATGAATCATTACCTGAAGAAACTAAAGCCAAGTTTATATCTAGTTACGCTCAAATAACATTGCTGATTAACGAAATGATTAATCTTGAAGCTGAATATGCAGACAACGGACAAGTCAGGTTAAAAGAGCCTAAGAGTAAAAGGAAAGACAGGTATAGTTCTGTTGCCTACGGAAATTATATCGCTTCTTTACTGGAACGAAATATGAATAAGAAACATGATTTTGACGATGATGATGATTTAGTATATTTCTAATAGATTAGAGGTGAAAAAGTGACAAAAAAAATCAAACAAGTTGATATTGAATCTGAGGAATATAAGCAAATGTTGAACGACTTTGAAACGTACACATCTACTTATGCCACTGGTTTTGTTTCAAACTTGTTTTCCAAAGGAATTATAAATGACGTAACTGCAGAACAGTTAAAAAGCTATTTCTCTTCACCTGATGAGCACCAAGAAGAAATCGAAGATTTAGCCAACTATTTTTATGTTTCCACTGCTGAAATTCATCAGCTTTTCGAACTTATTGAAGCTCTACCTACATTAAATTTTAAAATAGATTCCTTCGAAAATCCCGATGCTTCAGAAAGCCATATCAAAACAATAAAAAAAGTTTTACATAAGAATAAACACAAGCGTTTAACTAGGGATTTGATGAAACAAACAGCAGCTGCGGGCACTTTGATTGGAATTTGGCTTGGTGATAAAAAATCCCCTTACCCCTTCATCTTCGATGGATTGAAATATGTACAGCCCTCTTATCGTAGAAATGGCGAATGGGTATGTATCTTGGATATGAGCTTTTTTGACAATGTCTCTGATAATGATGTCCACCGCAAAGACCTCATTTCAAATTTCCACCCCTATATTACATATCAAGATTATCAAAATTTCAAAAAAGATTCCGTTCAATATAAATATAAAGAGCTTCCTCAAAATAGAACATTCTGTCTTAGAACTGGGACTCTTAAGAGAAATCAGGGTCTAGGTACATCTTGGGTTGCCCCTGGTCTTTATGACGTTCTTCATAAGAAAAAGCTTAAAGATGTTGAGCAATCCATTGCGAATAAAATTATTAATGCGGTTGCGGTATTGACAATTGGTACTGATAAAAATAATGGAGATTACAGTAACCAAAAACTTCCTAAGCCTATCAAACAAAAGATTCACTCTGGAGTAAAGCAAGCACTAGAGAAAAACCAAACTGACGGTGTAACTGTCGTTTCCATCCCAGATTATGCAAGCTTAGACTTTCCTGATGTTAAAACTGACGGTTTGGATGGCAAGAAATTCGATCATATAAACAACGACATTCAATCTGCATATGGTCTTTCTGGCTCTATGTTAAATGGCGAAGGTGGCAACTATGCAACATCTTCATTGAATTTAGATACCTTTTATAAAAGAATCGGAGTTCTTTTGGAAGATATTGAACAAGAAGTTTATCAGAAATTGTTTAATTTAATTCTTCCGAAGAACCAAAATGACAATTACTATATTGTATACGATAAAGAGAAACCGCTGACTCTCAAAGAGAAAGTTGATTTATTGTTGAAATTGAACGATAAAGGATGGTCTATTAAACATGTAGTTGACAATATACCTGGAGTGTCGTGGGAATCATACTTAGATCAAACACTACACGAAACCGAAACATTGCAACTGCAAGATAAAATCAAGCCGTACCAAACATCTTATACATTCTCAGGTAACGATCCAGGGAATATTTCTGATGACACTTCGACTAATGATAACACTTTAAAATCAAAATCATCAGACGGGAACAACACTCCATAGCTCTCCCCTTTTTGTCTTTGGAAGGAGGTGAAAATACTTGAAAGACAAACAAAAGAAAATTGATTATAAACTTCAATTGAATGAAATTAAAGCAAACGATGATCCATCCAAGTTATCTTGCACATTTGTCATTTTCGACTTCGAAAAGTCTCATAATAACACTGTAATTTCAAAAGAAGTAGCTCTTGAAACAGCTGCTACCATTATCAATAAGCCAATTGTAGCAAAATACAATGAGGTTGATTCCATTGGAACTGCAACTGATTCATTCGGGTCTCATGAGGCATATTTAAGCACAGATAAACACGGTGATTTAGAGGTGAAGATGGATACCGCAGCAATCGGTGTTTTCACAAGTGAGGGCTATATCATGGAAATGTTGGGCTCTAATGGAGAAAATACAGAAGTTCTTGCTGCTGATGCCATTCTATGGAGATCACGTTTTAAAGATGCTTGTGATCTACTTTTAGAATGGAACTCTAGAGGAATAAATATTAATACGAGTTGCGAGTTATTGTATTCAAATTACACATTTAAAGACGGTATTGAGTACCTTGAGTCACCTGTTTATTTGGAGGGTCATGCCATTTTAAACTCTGAAAAGCGTGGAGATCAAGATGTTGTCCTTCCTGCATATGATTCAAGCAAACTATTAAGTTTCAATGAAAAGAACAAATTCGAAAAGCTTGTTGCACAAGCGATTATCAATGAAAAAGAAGGTGAAGATGTGAAATTCAAAAAAGTTTTTGAGTTGTCTCACAGTGATATTAGATCACTATTGTACTCTAAGCTAGATCCGCAATTGGGAGTCAATGTTTACTCATATATTTGTGATGTTTATGAAGATTACTTTGTCGTCAACATTGAAGATCACAACGCAGAGACAGACTTATATTATAAATACAATTACACAAAAAATGATGACGTTATCGAAATCCAATTCGACTCTAAACAAGAAGTATTTCTTAAGAGAAATTGGGAAGAGGTTACTTCAGAAGAAGTCACGAAACAGCTTAATGCAAAAGATCAACAAATCAGTGATTTAACAACTAAATTGTCTGCTAAGGAAGATCTAGAATCTAAATTTAATAACGCAAGCGAAAAACTAGTGCAGCTCAATCAAACGGTTGAAGAGCTAGCCCCTTTTAAAGAGCAATACGAGAAAGTTCAATTCGAAGCTCGCTTAAAAGAAAAAAGTGAACATTTTAAAGCTAAATTTAATGCATTGAATGCATCGGATAAATTCGAAACTGACGAAGTTCAAAAACTTCTATCAGAAATTGCGAAACAGGATGATAATTCGGATAAAGCTTTATTAAAACTGAATTCTATTCTGGTTGATTTGGTTTCTACTGATATCTCCCCTACCGAGATCCCCCCTCTCAGAGAACAATCCAGTATTCGTAAAGGGTTAATTCCAGAAGATGATTCATTCGAAGCAAGATATTATATTAAATAATTGGAGGTAAAATTAAATGGCTACTAAATTACAAAAAGCTATTACTGAAGTAGGTAAACATACTACAGGCAATTTAAATTCATTAAAAATTAAAACAGTGGCGCACGGCGCTAAAGTATCTGGTTCTGATATTGATAATTTCACATTAGTGGAACTAGGATTCAATTCAGACGGAGATCGTATTGCGAAAAAATTGTCTGATAAGACGAAAAAGGCATATCTGATTGCGGCTCCAGAAACTCGTTACATGGGTGAGTCGCTAAGAGACTTTTACAATGGTGAAGGTGAGCTTGCAAGAATTGTTATTCTAGAACCCGCTTACACTCGATTTGATGTTTCAGCATTCACGCTTAACACTGGACAGACTGAAGTGAAACGTGGACAAGTAGCTCATTTTGACATTGCGTCTGATAGCTACATTCTAAGTGATGCTGCTGCACCACATGAAGACTATGATGGCTCTTCAGCTAAATTTCTAGTAGTTAATGGTGAAGATGACCTTAGTTATACTATGGGTCAAAAACTTGTTCGACTTGAAGTAATTGAAGCTTAAGTAATTACACAAAAAAATTTCTCAATAAAAGGAGCATTTTAATGTTTGATAACGTAAAAATTAAAGGCCTATTCAGCCGTGTTCTAAACAACCAAATGGAGCAAAAGGATGAATCGGATATTAAAGATTGTATTAAAAAAGTTTTTGGCGATGGTACGGTTACTCCTGATCCTTCTTTATTGCATCAATTCAACAATTTGATTGTGGAACAAGCTGATGCAATTGCAAAACCTAAAGTAACTGAGTTGCTAAAGCTGTTCGCTGATACTTCACAAGAGAAACCAGGCAATTTAAAACAGCTTAAAATCCCTAAGAAAACTAAAGCTAAAGTCGTTTGGTCAGCATCAGGATCAGGCGTAGACTTGGTTCGTGTTGAAGGCCGTGAATCGATCACTGCCGTTCCAGAAACAATGTCAGCTGGATTCTATTACGAACCTCTTGATCTTGTAACAGATTCAATTGTCGCTTTCAATAATCTCGTAAACGATATTGCAGATGCAAAAGTTAGGCTGTATCTAGACAAAATTCATGAATTGACTGCAGCAGCTGTTGGTTCTGGTAAGATCCCTGCAAAGAATGTTCAAACTGGATCTAATCTAACTCTGCAAAAATACAGTGAAGTAGCTTCTGTCCTTCAGCGATATGGTGGTCGCCCAGTGTTCATCGCTGACTCACTATTGATTGATTACTTTGCGTCTCAACAAGGAACTGATCCGAAGTACGTAAACCTTTTATCTGACAAGATTAAAGAGGAACTTCTTACAGCTTTAAACCCTACCACTATCGGAAGAACTACTGCAGTAAACTTAGTCAATCCATTCACTGATGAGACTAATTCAAAGGTCGAGCTACCTGTAAATAAAGGCTATATGTTTGCTGGAGGCGTTTCACAAAAACCTTTCTCTGTAGTCGAGTATGGTGGTTTGAAACAAATGACAGAGCAAGATATTGAGGATGAAAGAGTCAAAATGAAAATTACCCAATCTGCATCAATCGTTTTATTGTTTGGTGAAGCTATTGGTATTATCGAAGAACAAGCAGCAGTATCTATTTAATTTACACATTAAGGATTTTTTAGGAGGAATATTAGTTGGCGGAAAAAGTTAAATTAGCACGATATAGAAATACATCTTATTTTGTTGGTTACACAGGTGATGGCGCTCTCAAGCAGTATAATTGGGCAGGAAGTAAAAATGGAAAAGTCGATGTCAAAGAAGTTCCAAGAGAGCTAGTTGATTGGTTAACTATGAGTAGCGTATGTTTTGATAAAGGTGAATTGGTTTTGATTGAGGAAAATGAAGAATCAAAAGAAATACAAGACTCTATTAATGATGTTGAGACTTATGTTAATAACACTCATACCAAAGAAGAAATTGAAGCTATGATTAAGTCTGGCACTATCCCGCAACTCAAAAAAAAACTAGCTGAAATCACTGTAGATGCAGAAAAGCAATTTGTAATTGATGTTGCTTCTGAATTCAGCGAAGAAATCCCAAGCGGTAAGCTAAAAGCGATGGCCGAATGGATGGGCGTTGAAGACAGTTCTATTCTTTTTGATTAGGTGATAATTTATGAATACTACATATGATCAAATTTGGCAATGTTTCTTGGATAACTGCAAAACCTCTGACATAAACCTCCCTTCTGATGAAGAAGGTATTTACTCTCAAATTAAGAATGCCTCCCTTCTCTTCAATAATCGGTTTAGAGATAATAGAATTAAGTGTGACAATGATACAGAGACTGTAGATCGTCTTCTAAATGAAGATGATCTGCTTATCTTGGGAAACTACATTCGTTTAGTGTTTTTGAAAAATGAATTAACCTCTTATTCGAGTATATGGCAACCCTTCTCCAAAGACATTGGGGCAACTCATCTTTCAGCTCAAATTAAAGCACTGGAATCCCAGGTGAATGAGCAGCAAAGAACAATTGACAAAATAATTTTTAATACGGAGGTAGATTTCGTATGAGATTATATGTAAACGATCAATTGTATTCTAGCTGCGTACCAATTAACGAACACCTTACTAGACTAAGTAAGAAAAATAATTCAGTGCTATACAAACTGGAAGGATTTCTAGATAAAAAATTGATTGCTGATCCCTCTTTGTCTGAAATTAGAGACATTATTTTATCAGTAAGTGGTGATATCATACGTTTGGAAAATTCTATTGTTTGTGGTGATCATGATGAGGAACTTTAAAAATTATCATAAATTTAATCCTAATCAGAAGATTTCTTTTGATGGACAGAGTATTTTCGAACGTGGACTAGAAGGATTTCAAGGTGAAGATGTTTTTGTTGACGGTATTTCCGTGAAATGTTTGATTCAATCTAAATCAAATGATGGATTGTTTAGATACATATTAGCTAAACCTGATGAGATTAAATTGGGTAGTGTTGTTGAATGGGATGTCGGCAAATGGTTGATTGTGACACAACCCAATGACAATAAGATTTACAAAAAAGCAGAAATGCGACTGTGCAACAACTCAATTAAACTGTCTTCAGGTGATAAACAGGTTGATACGGGTAAAATCAATGAAATCACTGGAAAGCCAATTAAGAAACTTGTTCCTGGTGAAATAATTGAAGTTCCTTGTATATTCGAGAGAACTACTTCAGTTAATGGATCTGATCAACCGATCAATCTCCCCGATGGCCAAGCGCACATCACTATCCCCTATTCAACTAATCCTCATTTGAAAATTGGGTTAAAAACGCAATTTTATTCAGAAGAGTATATTGTCCACGATATTGATTATTCAAAAGTAATTGATGGTGTGGGTACCATTAAACTTATCGCAAAAAAGAAAGTCAGTGATAACCAATGAGTATGATGGTACAACATATAACGGACATTTTTAGAGAAATATTGAATGACAGAGATGTCAATCGCCTCCTCTATTATAAAGATGATCCCCTTTCACCCGATCTTCCTGATGTCCAAAGTTTGGATAACTATTATGAACCTACTGTCGAAGAAGACACTGGGCTCACTCTCCCACCTATCTATTCTAATTTGTTTAAACGTGCGCCTAAAACTGATGATCTTAACTCTCAGCCAATTTGCAGAGTTTGTATATATCTAGGCTCTGGCATCCCCAAAAGCCCCAATGAAAGCTATAAACTCCTAAACCAAGACATTGTGATTGATGTTTACACACACATAGAGACATTCGAAGAAACTGAATTCAGAAACACAAAAATTTCTGATAGGATATGCAATCTTCTATTCGATAAGAACATTACTGGTTTCGGCTCGATGATTACATATAAAAGATTGCTAATCCCTAATCCGCCCGATGGTCATCTTGGCTACAAGTTGATTTTCACCTTTGGAGTTTCTAAATGATTGACAAAGAGAGTTTAAAACAATTTTATTTTCTTGGTCGTGCAGTTGATACGGAAATTGGGAAATTAAATTTCATACGCTTAAAAGACTACCCAGAATATGCCATTCATTTGAATGCGATTAAAATGTCAAAAAAGGAGATTTTAAGGCATTATAAAAAGCATAATATCAATGGTGAATTAGATCAATTGATATTCGATTTGAATAAGAGCTCTCTTTTCAATATAGTCAACAATATCTTGCCTGACTTCAGCAATAGTTATCATGTAATTTTAACAAAAATTGTTGAAAATCAAGAGTCACTCACGAAAATAAATGCAGAAAATTTCAATAAGATTAGATTGATTATCATGGATATGCACTGCCTGTCAGAGGAAGAAATAAGTGAGAATGAAGAAATTCAAGAATTTAATGATATCAGTAAAATGTTAAAGTCTGACTCCCAATCGGAGTTAAAAGATATCGTAAGTTGTGTAGCTGCTTTTAATGGTTATGACTACGAATACATTGGCAACATGACTATCTATCAGCTCTATTTATCCTATTACAGGATGGCAGAAATAATGAATTATAATACCTCTATATTATTCGCTACTGTATCCCCAACAACAAAATTGGGAGATTGGAGTAAATATGTAGATATTTACAAAACTGAGGATCACCATTTATCTAATGAAGAATCAAATAGTTTACAAAAAATGTTTGGAAGCCAATAAAGGCTTCTTTTTTTATTATAAGGAGGAATATATTTGTCTAAAGACACTGTAATTCATGACGTTGGTAAAGTCTTGATTAAAAAAAAAAGTGATGGCCGAGTGTTTGGATCAGCCGTTACTCAGCTAACATCCCTCGCTCAACAAATCCAAGAAGATTTTCTAAAAGCTGGTTGGGGTAATGCGGATGTTTATACCATTCGCTCTGATAAATCTTTGTCAGGTAATATTAGAAATGCATTTTTCAACTTAGAATTCATGGCTATGATTCAAGGTGTTAGCATCGAAAACAATACAATTACAATTTGGGAAGAAGAAAAGCTGACTGTGAAAGACAGTAAAGTAACTTTAAAAACACTGCCAATTGATACTATTGCATTGAGAAATGAAGATGGCGAATATAGTGAAATGGATGTCATCACTAAAGTTGTCGATATTCCATCTAACTTCGCTTCTGATGGTGAGAAAGTCACTATTCACTATCCAATTGAAGCCGATGCCGAAACCGTTAAAATTAGCGCTGAGAACTTTTCTGAGAATTATTATCTCGAAATCCACACTATTGAATACGATCCAAAGACAGCTAAGATTTTCAGTGACCTATATATTCAGCTGCCGAAGGTTACATTCAGCGGAGAATTCGATATGTCGTTAGAAGCTGGACAGGTGTATACACCAGAGTTTGGATACAAAGCTTTAAGCGAAGATGGGGATATTGGTCAATTCGCAAGAGTTAAACGTGAAAAAGAAGAAGTTGTTACTCCCCCAGCACAGCCAGATGAAGGCGCTAGTGATGGCGATCTGGGAGCATAATTAAAGGAGGTATATGTTATTGGGTGACTTTTTAAACCAATCTAATGGGCGATATACATCATCTAAAGATGACGGGTATGGCAACCCTATCACCGCTGTTGAAGTGAACAACAAGGAGCCAATTGACGTAACTCTATCAAATGAAAAAATTTCTGTAGAAGTTTCTAACACATCTTCTATTCCAGTTGTTATTAGGAATACAATCCCAATTAAAACAACTGTTCAAAAAGGTTATAAAGAAGCACTGCTTGCCGAAAATGTAGATATTGCAAGTGGAGAGTCCTCTGTATACGCCCTTGATTTGGTAGATGATTTTGGCTTATTTAATACATACGGAATTTCATTATTGTCAACGCAAGAAGATGAATTGGGTAAAGTTGATTGTGAAGTCTATGCAATCCCTAAGGCTTCCTCTTTATTTTCTCCTTCTTCCGAAAGTGATAAAAACGTATTATTTAATGAATCTACACTTACAAAAAATTCCCCTCTTTCTAAATCTATTTCTTTTAAATCACCTAAAATTTCAATTGTTGTCAAGGCGAGTGGAACTGTTGATTTAAAAGGCTTTACTTTAGTTGTCTGGGGTATGGATTAATTTATTTATGAGGAGGTCTCCCCTCCTCTTTTTTAGAAGGAGTGATTAATATAGCAGAAGATACAGCTCCTATTGTCGTAATTCCTGATCGTGCATCATTTATTTTTCATGAGAAGGCAGCGTCCCCTTCTGACGGTGAGCCATTTGAAGTTAAACATTATCAAAAATTAGCCATTAGCATCACTGGGACATCTACTTCAAGAAAAATTTCGTTTGTGGGATTGACGAATGATGATCAGGAAATTGAATTAGGAGGTACTCAGTTAAGTGATTACCGAATAGCAACAGGAACAGAGGGAACTAATGAAGCATGGGAGTTCTCGATCTTCCCTTTCAAAAAAGTATTTATTAAATTAGAAGATGTGACTGATGGAGATGTCTCTGTGTTTGGGGAGGCTTCGACATAATGCTTGATTCATTAGTAAGAGGGTTGTACAAAAGACTAGAGAAGCAAATCGCTAACCTCAAAGACCTCTTTTTAACCAGTGAAGATTCCATGAAGCGTGATGTTGAAAGCTTCAAAAGTGACAATGATTCATTTAAGTTGGACATTAAAAGTGACTTAGAAACTCATAAGCAAAACACTAAAAACCCTCATGCTGTCACAAAAGAGCAAGTTGGACTTGGTGATGTATTGAACATCGAACAAGCCAGTAAGACGGAGTTTAATAAACATCAAAACGACTCTGATATCCATGTTGATCAAGATCAAAAAGAACAATGGGATAAAAAAGAAACCATTGAAGGTTCACAAGAGAAAGCTGATTTGGCTTTAGTGAATTCTAAAGAATACACTGATGAGCACGCACAGAAAACAAACTTACATACTCAGCCAGGTGAGAAAGACAAATGGAACGGTTATGAAAGTTTGATAGACATGTTAGCGACAACTTTGGATGCTGCACAAAAATACAAGTTGACTCAAGATGACGGGAAAGCCCAAAATCTTGCAAACGGAACTGATATACTGACTCTCCCCCCTGGAGTTTACACAGGTCAAAGTTTAACTAATGCCCCTTCTGCATCAGATCCCTTCCTCTTCTTAATCAATTCTAAGGACAACTCCAATAAGACTATCTTGGCAATTTCATTGAAAAATAATGAAACATGGCTTTTCACGAGGCTACAAAATGCAAATTCAACTTGGAACAAGCTCGTATCCTCTAATGATCTTAATGTGGTTTGGGTTAATACTACTTTAGTAGTCGGAACTACAAACCCGCAATATCCACTAAGACACAGATATATTCCTGTTTCTAAAACTTTAGAGATACAGGGAACATTCACCGCTCCGCTCGGTGCAACAATTGCCAAGTTATCTTATTTCCCTGTTCAAAACATTGATTTTACAGGTGTTACTGTAGGTTCTTATGGGCAAGCACGAATGACACTAACGACAACAGGAGACTTAATCTATTCTGGTTTGTTTTCTAAGGATGATAGCAAAGTTGAAAGAGTGTCCTTAAATGAAACTATACCACTATCATAAAGAGGATCACATCTATGAAAACAATATTTTACTATGATGAAAACTTTATTTACTTAAGACAATCTGATTACTTTGAAGGAGAAGTTTTGCCAGAAATGAGCACAGATATCGCACCTCCCCAATCACTATATTTAGGTAAATTCTATCCAGAAGAAAAGACGTGGAAAGAATCAGCTACTCAAGAATACATGGATTCTTTTAAAGTCGAACCTGAGCCATCTGAAATAAGCATAGTTAAACAACGGGTATCTGATCTTTATTATATTATTGCGATGGGAGGAATTTAATTGGATATTAGCTGGTATGAGTTGATTAAAAGTTTTTATGATGAAGGTTCATGGTCTAAAGAAAGAGTATACAATACGGTAGCTGCTGGCCGAATTACGCCTGAACAATATGAGCAAATTACTGGGGAGCAGTATACTCCACCACAATAAAATAAGAATTTTATCTAGACACCTCTCCCCTATTTGAGGTGTTTTTATTTTAATCATAAGGAGAGATATGATGACAACACAAAAATTAACACTAGATCATATTAAAGAGGGAAATAAAAAGTATGATGAGAAAGTTAAAGTTCAGTTAGATGATAAGTTCCATGTTCACATCTACCCCAACTTTGATCCAGTTAAGATTACTCAAATGATCAAAATGGCTCTAGAAGACGTAGCTGAAATTGAGTCGAATAAAAAGATCAAGCACAAGCTTAATTTCGTTGATCTTCTAAACATTTATACAATCCTAACCTTCAGTGATATCGCTAATATCCCACAAGGAATCACATCGAAAGTTAACTTAATGAGTGAATTGGTTAAGTCCCCATACTATAAAATAATCAACGATTCTTTTCCTAAAGAGAGTTTCGAAAGCATTGATGAGAAATTGCGTTCAATGACAGAAGGAATGATCAAAACTCAAGAGGCACTTACTGATAAAGCGAACGAAGAAATCTTGAAAAAAGTTGAAAAACTAACTGCTGAAGCATAATGGCCAAGAATCATAAAGAATTAGCCGTTATGGTTGAAAAAGCAGCTTTAAAAGCCTTGCAGACTGGCATTCATACTAAAGAACTCTTAGTCAAAACAGGTCAAAAACAAGTCCAATCAGTTGTGTATGATTCCTATAATCCAGTCGAATACACTCGAACTGGTGAGTTAAAGGCATCTTTTGTCGTTGCAAATGAATCAAACGGTATTTCGTTAGATAACACTAGAACAGATGATGGTCGAGATGTGGCTGCGATTGTCGAGACTGGCGAAGGGTACCAATTTCCTGACGAATATGGTTATGGTTATGGTAATCCTCGTCCTTTTATGGGCAACACTGCTGAAAAACTAAGAAATAGTGGTGAACTATTGGATGCTGCTATAAAAGATGTTCGCAAGGCTGGTTACAAGACAATCAAATAGCCTGGCGGTGAATTATGAGTAAAATTCAAAGAATACGTTATTTTACTAAAGAAAAAAAGGCACTAATTTCAAAGGAAAATCGAAAAAAGTATGATAAGTACTTAAACAGTAACATCATTAAAAATCGTGATGTTAAAGATACTACATATAAAGTGTATAGCAATTATATGGATCAGTTTCTTGTCTATCTCGCTGAGAGTTATGACAATCTCGATTTATATTCAGAAGAGTTTGTTGAAGAAGCAGTTGATATTATGGAAGGCTATATTCAATTCTGTCAAGATGTATTGAAAAACAATAAGAAAGTAATCAATACTAAGCTATCTACTGTATCAAGTTTTTATCTATGGAGTTTGAAGCGTGGGTTTGTTGATAAACACCCTTTCGACAAGAAATTAGATCGAATGAAAGGCGCTAGTGAAGAAAAGATTATTAATTCATATTATCTCGATGATGAACAAATGAATCTTATCACAGAAACATTAAAAACAGACGAAGACTATGATATCCAAGACAGACTTATTTGGTCTGTGATGCTTGATTCAGCAAACCGAATTGGAGCAATTGCGAAGTTAACTCTTTCTGCACTCGACTTGGAAAATATGGTTTTCACAGGTATACGTGAAAAGCGCGGCTATAAAGTTGAAGTGGCATTCAATGAATATAGTAAAGAATTGATAACCGAATGGCTGGAAATGCGAAAAGATATGGATAATCTTGAAATTGATTCTTTGTTTATCACAAAGTATGGTGGCCAGTACAGATTGATGTCAAAAAGCACAATTCAAGAACGAATTAAAAGGATTGGTCAAATACTTGGATTAGATGACTTCCATGCTCACTGTATTAGAAAAACTGCCCTTAATGACATCTACGATAAAACTGGCGATCTCGCTCTCGCTGCTGAGATGGGAAATCACAAATCAGTTGAGACTACTCGTTCTGCTTACATAAAGCCTCAAACAAAAGCTGAGGTCAGAGAGAAAATAGCCAAAATGAAACAGAAAATGCTTGATAGTAAAAACAAAGAAAAAGAATAAAATCCCTCTTTTATTCAGAATCAAGATCCTTCTTTTGAGGGATTTTGCTTATGGTTAAAAAACAAACACCTTTAATCATTTGGTTCTTGGTGATAAGATCAGAATAGCAATTGTGCATATCTGAAAGTGTTGGGAGTAGTGTATATGCCTAGTCTATGTGAACGACTGAAACAACTGCGAAATGTTTACCGACCTAAATTGACTCAGCAAGCTCTTTCAGAGGAATTGAATATAACTAGAGCAGCATACGCTAGATACGAAACTGGCGATAACGAGCCTGACATTGAAACTCTGATAAGTTTAGCTAAATTTTACAACGTAAGCATTGAGTATTTGATAACAGGAACAAGAAACGTAAAGTGTATCAACTTATTCTCTCATAAGGTTAATCCTAAGCTAGCAATACTTTGCAACGAGCTTTTGGATGCGTCTGATGATAAGCTAGATCATCTAATTCATTTTTGGGAATTCATTAAGATTAAAGACAGTTGAGTCACCCTATTGGGATAATCAGAGTATAATTTGTTGATAACGGAAGCTATATACACTGAAATTCGGAGGTATGCCACTTGGATAGATGTGAAGAAGTAAAAGATTTCATATTGAAATTAAAAGAATTGGAAAAACAATATAAGGTTAAAATTATTGCTGATGATGATTATGTCGGGTTGCTTTATCAAGATGAAATTGATAAGTCTCTTTACGAATTCGAAAACGGCAATGTAACAAAAATTTGAACTGTTTGAAAATAAACTGTAATAATATGCTATTATGGAATTATATTCATAATAGGAGTGGTTCAAATGACTACAGTATTAGAACAGAAAATAGCTAGTTTCACAGATGCTGTTAAAAAAGCTATCCATAATGAAAATTGGCATGCTGCTCTTTCAATAGCTTTAACATTGCCAGACATTTGCGGAAACTTGCAAGATCCTGACCCTAAATCTAGCACAAGAAAAAAGTACGTTACCTTTTTCAATGATTTTCTTAAGCCTAAATACGTTCTCAGAATTGGTGCATTAAAAGAAGAACATGAGTTTTTAAATGGAAGGGATATGTATGCCCTGAGATGTTCTTTCTTGCACTCTGGTACTGTTGATATTACAAAACAAAGCATAAGAGATGTTTTAGATGGATACATATTTATTGAACCAGATAAAGTGAATGGAAACTTTATTCATATGAATCAGATAGACGATACCCTTCAATTACAAATTGATGCATTCTGTTTTGAAATTATTGATGGAGTCAATACGTGGTTGGAGTCTTATAAGGAAGATGAAGAAATACAAGAAAGAGCAAAATTAATGATTGATATTCTTAATTCTTCAAACGGAGTTAGGCTTTAAAATATCTTTACTTCGCCCTCACTTAACGTGGGGTTTTCCTATACCATCATTTAACAACTCTCCCCTTCTGCCGATAATTCTGTGAGGTGGTAAAGGAATGAATTGTGAAAATTGCATGGGGAAATTCGATAAGGAAACATTGGAAGATGCTTTGTTGAATTGGAACGAGAAGGATTTTATAAAATATTTGAATATACATTTTTCAATTGAAGGTCAATCAGATAGTTTAAGGGAAAAAGTGAATGTTCTAAGATCGCTTGATGAAGTAGTCTTAGACATAGCTTCAGCAAGAATTGATGGTCTTGAAAAAATCTATGATGATAAACATACTATATTCTTTATTGGAGCTTTGATCGCAGCCGCTACACCTGCAGTAACTGTTGCATTCTTGCCTTTTACTTCAGGAGAAGTGTATCCGAGGATAGCTGCATCCTTATTTACACTATGTTCATTAATGTTTTTCAAGAAATATTTAAATAAGGATAAAAATATACTAGCTGTCCTTGTATCGTTTAGAAAATTGCTGATGCAAGCACTTGCTAAAAAGAACGATGCTGTGGATGGTTAATCCTCTCCCCTGCACTGTTCCTCTTGATTGGGTATCATGGTATACTATAGGAAAAATATACTGGTGGTGGGAATGAGTGGGTTGGTGGATAACTATTGTTGTCGTACTCATTGTCAGTTGGTTTTTAATCAAACTTGACATTTTTGCTGATAAAGAAAAGATTAAAGAAGATAACATAAGAAAAAAATTTCTAAATCATGGCATTAAATCTGATGTGGCCTGTATTGACCAAGATTTCAGAAGGAAAATTGTTCTCGATGAAGCAAATAATCAATTTGTTATTTATGAAATACTTGATGGAAATCGAATAGAAGAACAGCAAGTTTCATTTGAGAAAATTATTAAATCTGAAATCTTCTTTGATGATAATGCTGTGACTAAGGTATCTAGAGGTGGACAGGTTTCGGGTGCTTTAGTTGGCGGTCTTGTTGGAGGTGGCGTAGGAGCTATCATTGGCGGCCTATCTTCTAGTACTACTCAAACAAAGACTTTTAAAAGTATTGACTTAAAATTAACAGTCGAAGACTTTAAAAATCCCATCGTGAAATTTCCTTTTATGCCAACAAAAAATGAAATGGGATTTGAATTAATTAACGGTCTCAAAGCTGAAGACCCAAAAGTTAAACTAGCCCTACAAAACGCAGAAAAATGGCAAGGAATACTTGAGGTTGCAATAAGAAAAGCAAGTAAAGTCGCTCAATAATTGAGGGGCTTTTTTATTTTGTTATTTGAAAGGATGTGAGCAATTAATTGAGCGAACAACTGAAAATATTTGTTACCCCAGTAGCAGATACCTCTCCAAAGACCACTGATGATCTAAACAAGCAAATAAAACAAATTCAATCTAAGCTAAATGCCCTCGAATTAAAAACAAACATTGACAACAACACCCTAAAGACTCTAAAAGAGTTCACTTCTACATTTGACAAATATCAGTCCAATTTAAAAAATTACAATGATACTGTAAAAGAAACAACTAAGATAACTCAACACCTTAACGGTAATGTTACAAAGGTCACTCAGGAGCATAAGCGCAGTGGCGAAATTATTCAGAGAACAACTGAGAAAATTAAAGAGCAAACAAAAGAAACAAATAATTTAGCAAATGCTCAACAAAAACTCGGTCAAGTTGTTAAAAGTACTGAGAGAATGAATGCTCAAGGTAAAGTTAGTGGTTCTACTCAGAAAAATCGAGATGGTTACAAGGATTATACATACAATCTCGATGATAAAGGAAATGTGAAAAACTCAACCGTTTCCACAAATTACGAGAAAAAAAGAAAAGATATTGATGCGTTAAACGCCTCTCTTCAGAGACTTCGTGAGCAAGGTATTCTATCTGATACTACCCTTTCCTCTCTCGGCCGTAAAATCAACCTTGCTCAATCTTCAGCTCAAATTGACTCTCTCAAACAAAAAATTCGCACATTGGATGACAAGTCGTCTGCTGTAGCAAAAAACAATGAGTTAAAACAAACCATTGCACTATATCAACGCCAAGCTCAACTTAATGCAAATAATTTAACTAGCAAATATGGCAATAACTTGAGTAATCAAAGCAAGGCGCAAATTCAAGAATACCTTCTTTCCGTGACTCAACTTACCTCTAAAACCCCTGCATTATCCTCAAAGATAAAAGACCTCAATATGCAGTTTAGAGAGCTTTCGTCCTCTATTCAAAACTCAACTCAAAGAGCAACAACATTTGGACAACAATTGGGTGATGCTTTTAGTCGTATTCCAGCATATTTGCTGTCAGGTTCTATATTTTATGGAGCTATTACAGCTCTAAAAAATATAACTCAGCAAGCTGTTGAAATCGACACTCTAATGACAAATATCCGAAGAGTCATGGATTTGCCAGATTACAAATTCAATGAGCTCCTTCAAACTTCATTAGATTTAAGTAATGAATTATCAAACAAAGTATCAGATGTTCTAGAAATTACGGGAAGTTTTGGTCGAATGGGTTTTCAGGCAGATGAACTTTCCGATTTAACCAAAACAGCACAAGTTTTGCAGAATATTTCAGATCTAACTGCATCAGATACTGTAAACACTCTTACTGCAGCCATGCTCAATTTCAACGTATCGGCAAAAGATTCAATTTCTATCGCTGATAAACTTAATGAAGTTGACAACAATTTTGCGATTTCCACGCTCGACATGGCTAATTCGATAAGAAAAGCTGGAAGTACCGCTTCCACCTTCGGTGTTGAATTGAATGACTTAATTGGCTACACAGCAGCCATCGGGAGCACCACACGTGAAAGTGGAAATATAGTAGGTAACTCATTAAAGACCATTTTCGCAAGAATTGGTAATAATAGAAGCTCTATTAAAGCCTTAGACCAAATTGGCATCTCTGTGCAAACGGCAGCTGGTGAAGCAAAAACTTCAAGTCAGTTAATTGGCGAAGTAGCAGAAAAATGGGATAGCTTATCTGATGCCCAAAAGCAAAACACATCGATTGGTGTTGCGGGTATTTATCAACTATCTAGATTTAACGCCCTATTGAATAACTACTCAATCTATCAAGATGCAGCAAACACGTCTGCAAACTCAATGGGTTCGGCATGGAAAGAACAAGAGAAATACGCAGACAGTTTACAAGCAAGGATAAACCGTCTTCAAAATACGGTAACTGAATTCGCTGTTGCTGCAAGTGATGCCTTCATCTCAGATGGCCTTATCGCTTCTACAGAAGCGCTAGGGAATTTCATGGGGTTAACCACTGGGTTAGTTAAAAATATCGGCTTCCTTGCTCCTGCTTTCGCAACAGCTACAGTGGCCACTATGCTGTTTTCTAATGCTTTAAGAACAACGGCTATGCAAAGTGGCTCTCAAATCATCAACACGCTTAAAGCGCTCCCTCTCACATTGCAAACATACTCTACTGGGGCAGGAATAGCGACAACGACAAACAGAGTTCTTTCCCTTTCTTTTGCCACTTTAGGAAAAGCAGCAAAATCTGCTGGATTGTTTTTAGCTGGAGCCGCATTGCCTATTGCAGGATTTGCTGCATTGGGATTTGTTGTTGAGAAATTGGTTAGCGCTTATTCTGATGCAAAAAAAGCTCAAGAGGATTTCGAGAATGCACAAAGCACCTCTATCGAAGCTTGGACTACGAATAAAGAAGCTACTCAAGGATTAATCGATAAGTACAAAGAACTTCGTAAAGCTAAAGACGAGAACCAACTAACGCCTGAAAAAGAACAAGAATACTTATCAGTCTCACAGCAGTTGGCAGCAACATTCCCTAACCTTGTTGAAGGATATGACGCTCAAGGTAATGCCATCATTAAGAACAACGAAGCCTTAAAAGAGGCAATTAAATACACTGAAGAGATGGCAACCTTCAACAAACGTGATTTAAAAGATAACGCAACTTCCAACTTTGAAGATCAAATTAAAAAGTTAAAAGAACTGAACAAGGAAATGGAAGCTAATAAAACTTTAGCTGATAACTACAAAGAAGGCTCAAGTTGGATTACAAGGATCTTCGAAAACCCCTTTGCTAGTGATGATGATTACGTAAAAGAAGGATACAAATACGAACGTGAAGCCTTGCGTGCGAAACAATCAATAGTAAGCGCAAATGCTGAAATTCAAGCTTCAGTATTAGATGTAATCAGTGCATTTAACTCCATTGATATTAACCCAAACATCAAACAATCAATCACCGATATTTTAAATACAATGGACTTCAGCAAGTTAAGCCCTGAGCAGCTTAAAAGTTTTTCGCAACAAGTAGCTATCATTATGGATTCGCTTCAAAAATCGCTAAACAATGGCAATGGATCAGAATTTGACAAGCAAACGGATTCACTGAAATCACTTATTACTGAATTTTCAGACGGAAAAGTAAAAGTAGATAACCTAAACCTCTCCTACTCTTCTCTTAAAGATTCATTAGATCAGGCTAAGAATGCTGGTGATTCAGCAAAAATAACTTGGAATGAAAACGGTGAAGGTGTAGATGAACTTGGTGAGTCAGTTGGAAATCTTTCTGACAAGCTCAAAGATGTTAAAGGTGATATTGAAGCTACTACAGATGTATTAGATCAATTGCTACAATCTGGTCAAGCTACTGCAGCGATGGAAGCTTTACAAGGTGATGTATACGATGATTTAGCTGATCAAGTATCCCCTCTCAATGGACTACTTGAAAAAATGGCTGAAGGTAAATCTATTTCTGCTTCAGAAGCGATGAAGCTTATACAAAAGGAAAAAGATTTAGCAGGTGCGATTTCAGTTGAAAACGGTATTGTGAAAATTAATCGTGATGCAGTAATCAAGCTACGAAACGCTAAGGTTAAAGCATATGCAGATATGCAAACTTCCGTAAAACAAGAGTTATTGAATCAAGCGAATGCTTTAAGTAAGAAAATCGGGTATTACAAATCTGAAATAACAGCAATTAAAACTGTTCAAGATGCATTGAGAAAAAAGGCAGAGTTAGAAAAGTTAAAAGAAGATTCTTTGAAAATGACCAATGGTAAGCAAGATCAGCTCGCAATTGAACAATTCAAGGCAGCTCAAAGAGATCTTGGTGAATTATCAGGTATAACAGATCAACTAGAAGAATTAGATAAGCTTTCAGAATTAACTCAAGCATCTTTAAACGAAACAGGAACATCTTTCGAAACAATGTCGGATTCAGCTGACAAAGCTTCAAAATCAACGAAAGATTCAATCTACGTTGCAGATAAATATAAAGAAGCATTAGAACGAGTTAATAAGCAAATTGAAGAACAAAACAGAAAAACAAACGATTATCCTAAGTGGTCACAGAAATATCGTGACTCTATTAAGAAGGAAATCAAGGCGTTAGAACGAAAAGAAAAACTTCTTAAAAGTCAAATTAAGCTTCTGAAAGAGCAAATTAAATCTGGCTACATTGCTCAAACGGGTATTGTTGATTCTTCTTCATCCTACTCCCCTTCTAGCTCTTCATATTCCGCTTCAGGTGGTTCTTACTCTGGTAAGTACTCAAACATAATTAATCAAGCTGCATCGAAATACAATGTTCCAGCTGCGTTAATTGCTGCGGTTATTAAGCAAGAATCTAACTTTAACCCTAATGCTCGTTCACATGCAGGCGCAACAGGATTAATGCAACTTATGCCTGCAACAGCTAGAGGTCTAGGAGTTAAGAATTCTAAAGATCCTTATCAAAACATTATGGGTGGTACTAAGTACCTTAAACAAATGCTTGATAAGTTCGGATCAATTGAAAAGGCATTAGCGGCATACAATGCGGGGCCTGGTAATGTAACGAAGTATGGCGGCGTACCACCTATTAAAGAAACGCAAAATTACGTTAAGAAAGTAAACAACTACTTTAAACAAATGGGGGGTTCACTATCCTCTAGTGGTGGATCGGCTGCTGGCTACTATGACTCAATGAGAAGAACATCTCACTTTGGTCAGCAAGAAAAAGGATTGCGTTCTGCTCCTCATAAAGGTTTAGACTTAGCAGCTAAATCTGGAACTCCTATCAAGTCTCTAAAATCAGGTAAAGTCCTTACTGCCGCATACTCTAAATCAGCTGGTTATTGGGTTGTTGTCCAACAGGATGATGGCACAGTAGCCAAGTATATGCATATGCAAAAAGGTCTCAATGTCAAGGCTGGCCAAAAGGTTCAAGCTGGTCAAACTCTCGGCAAGATGGGAAGCACTGGTCGTTCTACTGGTACTCATCTTCATATGCAGATTGAGAAAAACGGTAAAGCGATTGATCCAGAAGCATATATGCAACAAATCGGCTCAGATTTGTCTAGCTCTGAAGCTGAACGCCAACAAGCTATTTCACAAGCTAAATCAGATTTATTGGGACTTGAGGGTGACCTATCTTCTGTCAAAGACCAAATTCAAGACCTACAATATGAAATCGTTCAGTCAAAACTTGATGAATTTGAAAAACGTAAGTCTGATTTAGAGTTGAAAGTTGCTCAAAACCAATCTAAAGCCAGTCGCTATCTCAATGATAGTGCTCAGTTTAGAAATATACAAATGAGCAGCGTAAAGCAGTTGAAGCGCAACAAAAGATACAATCTCAAAAGGTTAGTTGGATAAACAAAGAGCTAAAGCAAAATAAGCAATTAAACGCTGCTCAACGTGATCAATTACGTGAAGAATTAAAGCAAGCTAAACTTGACCTCATCAGCATCAAAGATCAGGTTTATGAGTTACAAGCTACCATTGTTCAATCTAAAACTGATCAAATTCTTAACAATATTGATAAGTCAGTTAAAAAGACTGAATCAAAGCTTAAGAATGTCGACATTAAGATCCAAACAACTGAAGAAGACAAAGATAAAGTTAAGTACTATAGTCAACAAATTAAGCTCATTCAACAGCAACAAAAAGAAGCTGCTAAGTACATCAAAGAACTTGAAAAACAAAAGAAAGCAGCTAAAGGATTTCCTGAAATTCAAAAACAAATATCGGACGAAATCGCTTCTTGGAAAGATAAACAAAAGGATTTTAACCTAGAGCTATATCAAACCAAGAAAAGCATCAAAGATATTTACAAATCGCTTGCTGATGAAGTTGTTTCTATCTATAAAGAGATGTACGAAAAGATGCGTGATATTGAGCTTGAAGCTCATCGTAAAGCTACTCAGGACATCATTGATGGCATCGATAAGGAAGATGATGAAGCTAAGTTCCAAAAGGATTTAAAAGATCGCCAGGAAAGCATCCAAAAGCTTTTGGATCAGATAAATCAATATGCGTTAGACGACTCTGAGTTTGGTAAGTCGAAGGTGAAAGAACTTACTGAACAGATGCAAAAAGAACAGCTTGATTTAGATCAGTTTTTAAAGGACAGAGAAAACTCCAAGCGTAAAGAAGCACTACAAGATCAACTTGAAAAAGACGAAAAATCAATCAACACTAAATATGATGATCTTGTAAATGATGAGCGTGGATTTAAGGATTTAGAAGGTAAATTGATGAACGGTAAGATTAGTGATATCAATAAACAGCTTTCTGAGTTCACTAAATTCATCAATTCAAATATGGAGTCAATCGGCAAGTCTATCTCTAACAATTTGATCGATAAGCTTAAAGAGGCTTCAAATGCTCTTGGTGTTGTCGTTAAGGGAAATACAACAGGTAAAAAGGTAGCCGCTTTTGACACTGGTGGTTACACTGGTACTGGCTTAGGTAGTGGCAAATTAGCTGTACTCCATGATAAAGAGCTAGTTCTTAACAAGACTGACACTGAAAATATGCTTAAAGCTGTCGAAACCGTTAGAGACATCAGCCAAAATGATGCACCGTTTACTCCAAAATGGGGCTCTGGACAAAAACTGAGTTCGGTCATATCTGCAGTTCCGACCGAAGTTAAGATGGCTGGTGCGAATATTGTTAAGAGCGCAGCATCGGCCATTAGCATTATTCCTAGCGCAATCACCAAGCTTTCAAAAGCTCCGCAACCTTCTGTAAACAGTACAGATAATAACGTAGGCAATATTGGTGAATTGCATTTCCATATTGAAAACATGTATGGCGACCAGAATACAGTAGACAGGTTTTCTGATACTGTTATAAAGAAAATCACTAACTATACCAAACAGAATTATGGAAGTTTATAAAGAGCCTAGTTGTTAGGCTCTTACTTTGTTTTAAAAGGTGATTGAATGATTAGAGAAAGTCAATATTTTATTTTTAACCATGTAAGATCAACTGACATGGGTGTAGCCAATGTGAATACTGACGGTGGTTTACAAGAAGAAAACTTTTTAGCAGGAAAGACAGTTAACGAGACTTTGATAAAAGGTCGGTCAGAGCCCATTGTTGACAGTATTACTTATGAGCCATATGAAGTTTCATTGAATTTCTATGTAGATCAGAATATCAAAGAGGGTTTCTATAAAAATAGGAATTTGACTCAAAAGAAACTCAGAGAAATTGCAAGTTGGTTAAGTGTTACAGATTACTCCCCTCTCGCATTTAGCACAAATTTAGATATTATATATTATGCAATGCCTGTGAATCCGATCGATTTAGTTCATAACTGTTCTGAAGATGGGTACGTTCGGCTAACTATGAAAGTACTCCCTTTTAAATTCGGAGTTAAGGTAGCCTCCCCCTGGACAGATCCTTCAAGACATCAAGGTAATATTATTAAACTAGACAATAAAGGTGATCTTGATGTGCCTCTTTCAATGGAAATTAAAAAAATAGGTGATGGAGATATTAAAATCACAAACCTCAGTTCATATAGAAGTCCGTTTTCCTTTGATGAGTTAATGGATAATGAAATTGTAAAAGTTGATGCAGTTAAGGAAATCTTGGAATCGAGTGTTTCTGGCTATGAATGCTATGAACAGTCTAATGAAAATTTTATTGTGCTTGGTAAGGGGCAAAATCGAATTAAAGTCGAAGGATCTTGTTTGATTAGATTTAATTATCGCTTTAAATATTTCTAGGAGGTGAAACTTCCGTTGAATTTAGGAGAATTCACTTTCAAACCAGGTAAACTTAAACTGGAATTATGTAAAACGAATAAAAAGAAAATAGCTAATATAGTGGATTTCTCTAATGCATCTGTAAACTTGAACCATGCTGCAATTAACGACTTAACCTTTACCATGCCTCTTAAAGCTAGGTATGGTGATGAGATTAAAACAAATCACGTCACTAAGCTAATCAAGGAATGGTATCTAGTTAAAGCAACTTTCTTGAACCGTACAGAATACTACGTAATTGACAGTATTACCGATTCCAGTAGCCAAGAGAAAGATGATATACAGATTAATTGCCAACTAACTCCTTACATGCTTCACAAATCCAAGATCATGCAGTACGAAGGTATTTCTAAAAATTTAAAAGAGATTGGCGAAATTTGTTTAAACGAAACAGGTTGGACTGTAGGCGATATCGATAATGCTTTCAACGAAAAAAGGCGTTCGTTTTCAATCAGCTCAATGACATCAAGATATGATTTTTTGAAGAATATCTGCGAAACTTTTGATGCGACACCAGTTTTCGATACTATCAAAAACACAGTCTCATTTTACAAAAGTGATGAAATCTCAAAGTTTAAAGGCGTTAAAATTTCTTCTCACAACTTTATGATTGATATGACAGACACACGCAGTATGGAGGAAGTCGTGACAAGGCTTCATGTATCAGGAAAAGATGGGATCGTAATAAATTCGGTTAATCCAACAGGGCAAGCATATCTAGACGATTTTAGTTTCTTTTTAAGTCCCTTTCAACGTGATGAAAATAGGAATGTAATTAAGAAAAGTGATTACATGAGTAATGAGTTGTGCCATGCCTTGTTAGACTATAATGATATGGTAAATAAGGAAGCTGAAGAATTTAAAACTCTGTTGAATGAAAAAAAACAGGCCGAAGCCAATAAGACAACCCAAGAAAATGAGCTATATGTGCTAAAAAATTTAGAATTACAACAAATTTTGGATCGAATTGAAGTGGTTAAAGAAACCAATGGTGATACTAAGGATTTAATCAAACAAAGAGATTTAAAATTGAGTCTAGTCGATTCTAAAAAAAGTGAAATCGCACAAATTGAAGCGAAAATCAATTTATTGAACAGTGACATTGCTACACTGAAAAATCGATTAGATATGCCCACATTTTTAGGCGAAACGCTTTTCAACGAGTTGATTCCGTTTATTCATAAAGGTGAATGGACTAACGACAACATTTTTGATGAAACGGAACTATATGAAAAAAGTTACGAAGAGTTAGAGAAACGAAGATCACCTCCTATCGACATCAAAACAAACATAGTTAACCTATATAATGCAGTAAGTGAAAAAGATTATTGGGATAGAATTTCTTTAGGTGACATAATTAGAATTCAAAACAAAGAGTTCGGCACTGAATATAGAGCCACTTTAGCTGGGATGAGTTTGAATTTTGATGATTCCACTATTTCTGTAACACTCACAAATGGAAAAAAACCAAAAAGCATTGAGCAGGAATGGTCAGATATGCTCTATAGAAATAAAAAGGCTTCGACTGAATTCAACACTCGTAAAATTGACTACGATCGGCTTGCTACTAACTACAACGCACGCAATGATCGTATTTCCACCCCTCCCTCTCCTCCTACTATCGGAATGAACTCTGTCACTCACAAAGTGAACGAAAATGGTTCTGTTGATATTTCGGTGTCGTGGAATTATCCAACCTCTGATGAAGATAAATACAACATTGACGGCTTTATCGTTCATTGTTATCCTGACACATCCTCAGACACCTATTTATTCGGTGCCTCACTAGCTAAAGAACAACGAATTTCTGTTAGATATGATAAGCGAATAGCTACCTTTACTTCACAAGTCCCAACAAAATATTTCACCTTTGGGGTACAGTCATACAGAAACGTTGAAACTTCGATTAGTTCAAATGGTTTTTTGCTATCTGATATAGTTCAACCACAAGTTCCAAGTGAAAATCCTTACAGGCCATCTAATACCGTTGAGGTTAAAGGAAAAGTAAATGGATTGTATCAGATTTCTACGAATGAAAAACCTGTCAACCCTGACGTTGGCACCATTTGGATTGATCCAGCGAACAATAAGTCAGAACTATACGATGGAGAACAATGGATTGTTCAATCTGCTGGTAGCGCAGACTCGTTAAACGGGATCACTCCTGCTTTACATGAAGAGCCTAATACTATACCAGTTAGAGATGATAACGGGGTGATTTCAGCATCTATTTCGGGTAGCGCATCTAAGTTAGGTGAGTATACAGACCAGGACTTTATTTTAAAGACAGATAAAGATGCACCAAATGGAGTTGCAGCATTAGATGCTAACGGAAAAATTAAGTCGACCAATCTTCAGCAAATTAATTATGTTGGTACATATATCGGCAACGGGACTCAAAACAGAACAATCCCTCTCCCCTTCACCCCTTCCATTGTTAAGATTAAATCCACAGTTCAAAGCGACCCTGCATTAGCTATTGTTAGCGCAAGTGGCGGTTATGCGGAGGAAATCTCTGGATCAAATATCTATTTTAAAGGAATAAACAACCTTCCCGATAACACAAACGGACGACTTGCAAATATGGGATTTATTACCGGTTCTGATTCAACTTTTAAAGGCAACAAACAAGAAGTCACATACTTCTTCGAAGCATATAGAAATCTATAGGAAAGGAGTGATTCTATATGGATTTCCCAAAACTTTATAACGATCCAATCTTATACCACAAAAGAAAAAACACTTACGATGATCCTTATATGAGCTATGATGAAACCCACTCTATTCTAAATGGACGGATATTTTTAACTGAAAACCCTAATCGTGAAAATAGAGTTGTAATAAGTGGTGGAAATACTGAGTGGAAAGAAATTGAAGATGGTGAATTAGAAGATGACTGTTATCGTGTTGATTACATGATGGGAGTTGTCTTTTTTAATGCCTCTAACGAAGGAAAAGAATTGCAAGTTAAATACGTTGGCGAAGGTGCTCACTTCTTCCCTGCTGCACGCATTTGGATTAAACGGTCAGGTAATACAGTAGTCGAGACACTTCAAGGTCTAATTGATGAAGCTGAAGATTGTATTATTCGCATGAACGAGAGAATCTTAGAATGCGAACGGGTCATCAAACGCTGTATAGAAATAACTACTTGGTGCCGTCAAATCACCTCGCAATATGAACGTGTCGTTGAAGAAACAAAGAAAAAATACTACCCGTCTGTCAACAACTACTCAGATTTAATTATTGAATATCCAAACCCTCAAGTTGGTTGGACTGTTGCTGTTAAGAATATAAAAACAGTTTATCGATGGGATGGATTCGAATGGGTTGATATAGGTGTTTCAGAAGTCTATGAAGGATTCAATATTCTTTTGAGTGCTTATGAGCCGCACAGTTTAAATTATATTTGGTATCAAGATGAGGGTTTAAGTCCTATAAAGAAAAGAGTTGTTATTTCTAACGCAGCTCCAGAAACAGGACAGATATGGTATAAACCTGATTGATACACATAAAGGAGGAATTAATTAATGGGTTTTAGAATGCCAGATCCTGCTACTGGTGAATATGTACCAATGGCCATTGAATTGCTGAAATCTGACGGTGTTGGATATACCGCACCTGAAATTAAAGCCAAATTTGATGGAATTCTAGATTCGGTAACAAACCTGTCCACAACAACTACTGACAAGCTAAAAGAAATGGCTGATTTAATTGGAGACATTGGTGAGCTTGCAGGTGATACTGGAAGTATTGTGGACACAATCAAAAAAGAACTGAATCAGCGTGGGATAAATGTTAAATGGCTAGGAGCAGTTGGAGATGGTGAAACAGATGACACTCCAGCCTTTCTTGCTGCAGAAGCATTGTCTAATAATGAGTATCCTATTTTCGTACCACCAGGAACATATTTAGCTGATCAAGCCGATTTAAAAGGAAATTATTTTGGTAATGGTGCGTTCCTTATTGTCAAAGAAAGAGA